CGCGAGATCGCCAGCAAGGGCGGCAAGGCGGCGCACCAGAAGGGCACCGCCCACAAATTCACGTCGGAAGAGGCCGCCGTCGCCGGCCGCAAGGGCGGCAGGGCCGCTCACGAGAGGGGCACGGCCCATGAGTTCACTCCCGCGGAGCTCGCAACAGATGTCCTTCCATGGAGCATCTTCCTCGCAGTCCTCATACGCGGAGGCCTGCACCTCTGAGACAGGTGCGGCGTCTGACGCGTCGTAGTCCGGTGCCAGCATCATGGAACCTGGCACATTCGAACCGGTACGGGTGTAGTAGCAGAACTTCAAGTTATTGAACTTGTACTTCTCCCACCCCGCAGCTTCATTGGAAAGCCACGGAAAACTCGCAGCAACGCCCGGGTTCAGGGCGAGCGCTTGAGCCACGGTGAACGCGGTCGACCCAGTAATCGACGCGACCAACTCTCGGTGAATGATTCGGCATGAGTCCACACCGTTCCGAAAGATTTGCGCTTGACCCGTGCGCTGAGCGGTGGCGTACGCGGCGGCAACAAAGGCTTGCTCGCCAGCGCCAGAGGCAGCTCCTCCACGTCCTCGACGGGCTGCTCGCTTGCGATTCTGGCGAGAGGTTTTCCTCTTCTTTTGCGCAGGTTGCGCACCAGGTGCAGGAGCATTGCCAGCATTGCGAGAACGCTTACGACCAGAGCGGCCACGTGCATCGTTGTTGTTGTTGTTGTTCATCGTTTCAGATCGAAATCTCCGATTTTCGGGAGTCCGGTGCGACCGGCAACAGCAAAAGGATGATTACAACGTGCTAGACACCCTTCTTTTATTTACCCGGTTAGTCCGGGAGATGTTGAGGCTTTCCGCTGCCTGATGCCCCACTGAGTCGTAACGATTTGTAGTCGTTGGGGGCACGACCCCCCGGCTCACCCTGGTGGTTTAGCAAAACCTTTGTTATCCCGGTTGGTCCGGGAGATGTTTAGGCTGTCCACTGCCTGCACTGGCGCATTCACAGAGTGATGCCCGCGGTCTTAGCTGCTCGTGCGCGGTTTGATTCCCACTTAGCACGGCGCTCCGCGTATTCATCGTCCGATTCCTCCTTCTTGCGTCCAGGTGCCGCCCATTGACAAGGGCACGGGTAGGGGGCCCCAGTCTTCTTATTCAGAATGACGGGGTGTTCACACGCTCCTACCTCCTCCTTTTCCTTGTCGGGCCGGGCAGCCTGAGCCTCAGCCTTGGCACTGGCTTTGCTCTCATGAACTTGAACATGTGTACTACGTCCAAGTTTGAAGACGTCGTCAGCACTGAGCTGCACCCCGGCAGGTAAAACGACTTCCCCATTCATGATGACGGGAGTTTTCGGGAGGACAACATCGGCAACGCCAAACCCAGGGCACTTAAGCATCTGGGACATGGTATTTATCAAACCGAGCCACCCAACCAATCCCTCACGGTCAAGGCTGAGCTTGAGGCAGGCTTGGTCCACGACGAAGTCCATCCATGGAGCACGGACGTTGACGACGAAGTTGCCTTCCTCAGCTATTGGGCGCTTCCAACGACCCGTTCGCTCAGCTGCAGCCAGAAGCTCTTGAACCACCGGCGTATTGGCGTCGGTGCAAGCTAAACTGGTCAGCTTCTCAGATAGCTTCTTCCACGCATGATAAGGAGTCACGTTGGGCAAAGCTGCGAGTGGATCCACAGTAAGGTGGAACTTAACAATCATGCGACCAAAATCGATCATGGTATTAGTGTCACCAGTGAACACATCAGGGGAATAATATCGGCCCAGGAAATTCACACCCATCTCCCCTCGAGGGACGAACACGCATTCCATGCTCATCCCGAAGTCACGGGCTACTGTTTGGAAGATTTCAGCGTCCAGGTCCGCTGTGAAACCATCATCCCCACCATAAAGACCAAGTGCAGCCCACGCCTGAGCAGGTGTCAGTCCCTGCAAGCGCAAAGCGGTGTAAGAAAAGAACGCACTGCGCGCCGAGTTCAAGGCCGCCGTGTCTGGAAAACCGGACAATTGTGTAAAGTCCGTCCAATATTCAAATCCGCCGCTAGTCTGGGCTATGTATCTATAGGTCTTACGGCGCGCTTTGAACAACGAGCCGTGGTGACGTTTGGCGTACGCACGGGCCAACAACATTTGGTCAAACTCACGTAATGCCTCCTTGACGTTGCCGTCGAAGCGATTCGCGTCTGTATCCAAAATGCCAAGTTTGGCGTCCTCGCACACAGAAGCAACGGCTTCATTAATCTGTGCGGGCTTCATGCCAAAAGCGTACCAGGGACGACTTCTGCCACCGCTGATGCCTGGAAGGCCACAGTCAGTGAACTGCGCAAAATGGTCAGCGAGCGGATACATGTACTGGCTCCACTCGAGCATGGCCATTGGCGGGGCAGGACTAATGATCCTCGGATCGGTTGGTTTCCCATAAGTTTCGCGCTTAACGAAAACTTGGAGCTTCATGGGATCAGGTTTCCCCGAGATGGCAGCCGCATTTCGATTCTGCTGACTGGGCGCTGGTTGACGCCGAAGAACCTCTTCGATCGAGCAAGGGTCGAGTATGTGCGCGTCAGGGAACGCATGGACACAAAACTCCACGGCGAAATGGAGATACTTGATCGGCAGCTCGCTCACTTTGTTTCCAGTGAACTTCTTAACCCGACCTTCCGCCGCTTGAATTTGAGGTGGCAAACCGCCAAGGGGGACGTAAGCTCCGCCCAGCACAAATGGTTGCATGAAGGGGACAACAAGGGGCGCTTCGGCAACACCATCCAGGTTGTGCGTGAACCTCCTTTCACCAATAATGGCAGTTCCAGTGGACAAAATTGGCGAGGGTCCTGGATTAGCCTTAAAGAACTCGGCCAACAACCCTGCCTTTCCGCGCAATTGTACAATGCGCTTCTCCAGCTCAAGAGCCACGGTGGCATGAGCCTGTCCGTATGAGCCTGCACAAGACAGATAATGGCACCGCGCCGCCTCAAAATCTGTCTCGGGGAGTGTGAGGGCGTAGGGACTATCTACGCGCCCAATGGACACTGTCGTGCCTTCTGAGGTCATTGTGCGCAAGCACACGAAGCCTTCACAGACGTTCGGTTTAATGCGCTCCAAAGTAGCCCCTCGAAGAAAGCCGAAAGCCCTCGCACATCGGGCAACCAATGCTCTTAGCCCAGTATAATGCGCGAGTGGCGTGTATAAGACAACTGCCCGGTCGTCAAACACGTGTTTGACGTCTTGCTGGTACACGGTGAATGGACCCAGCAAACCAAAATAACCATGGTCGACGACAAAAACATCGTCGGACGTATGATTCCAGAGGTGATGCCTGTAACGAGCACCCCCTGAAACATTCATGTTGTAAACACCATCCTTGTCGAACGAGGCGGTCACCTCGTTATCACTCCGGCCCACCTGTGAAGGCAGAATGGTGTACATGAGTATGGGCTTCCCATCAGAATAAACAAACGGACTTTCAGGGTAGTAATCGACGTCAACCATGACATGAAGCCCAGCATCGTGGCTAGGCAACAGGGGACGAACGACGACATCCTTAAAGTCGTAGTATTCACGCGTGCCAGCATACCCGTGCTCAAGATCACGCTTGGAGCACTGGTAGAACTGCGGAAGCAGCCCACCGGTGGTGGCAAGGCGCACAGCAAAGGCGCTCGCGAGGGAACGGTATTTAGCATGTACAGGGTGGGTGTGGGTCTTATCAGGTCTGTGCTCCTGATCCCCCTCAACATCCGCCTGAATCTGCATGTCCTTGAACGAGTACCTCAGAGCCACATGAGCTGGTTCCTGATACAAGATCTTGGACAACGCAAATCTGCCATATGCGTAAACACCGGCACCGACCAACGCACACCCAGCAGCAACAGGCAGGGCGTACTTGGCGATGTCGAACAAAGTAACGGCTTCCGAGTCAGCCATTAGAGATTTCAGTCGTGTCTCAAACGTAATTTCAGT